GTAAGATCCTACTAAACACCCTAAACTCAAAGGATGTCCAATATGCGACTTATAGACACGGTCCCGGTGCTGTCGAAGAGAGGCTTAGAGCTAACCAGAAGTGGTCAGCCCTATCAAACGCCATCCGGAAAGATGGGACGTTTGATACCCTTAGCTATGGCTTTGAGGCGCAAGCTGGTTACGACAGAGTCAATTTTGGTGGACCCTCACGGGTTGGCCTTAGTGACTCTGAACGTCCGAACCGGAAGAAATTTCGTTCCGGACGTTATCGTAGTCAGCCCACGTCCTGTAGCACTCGACTTGGGGGTATACCTATCTTCGATGGAGCTTCTAGACGCAACGCTAGACTAATAACCGTCGCAAAGAATTCTTCTTCGCGACGGACTATTACCGTGGAGCCCGTGCTGAACCAGTTTGTTCAACAAGGCCTCCGCACCCTACTTCTGGAAGCGATTTCAGAATGTAGGATACTTGGTAACAGTATAGCGTTAGCCGATCAGAGCAAGAATCAAATATTAGCTCTGGAAGGATCCCGTTTCGACAACTGGGCAACCATCGACTTGAAGTCTGCATCTGACTTGCTTAGCGTAAAGCTAGTTGAGTCAGTGTTTAGACATCATGGTCTTTTCTTTGACCATATGATGGATTGTCGTTCTACTGGTGTCTATAGTGACCTCACGGCCTCTAAGGACATCGGTAAATTTGCCGGAATGGGGAACGCTTTAACCTTTCCAGTCCAATCGGTCGTGTTTGCGGTGGTTTGTTATGCCGCAATCTGCGATATGCGGGGTGAGACCCCCACATACTGGAATCTAAGGCGAGCTTCTAGGTGTGTTCGCGTCTACGGTGATGATATTATCGTAAAACGCGAATACGCTCATCAGGTAGTGAACTGGCTTCATGACGTTGGATTGAAAGTCAACGTTAAGAAGAGCTTTCTCGAAGGAAACTTCAAAGAGAGCTGCGGTGTTGATGCGTTCAGAGGTGTTGACATAACACCCCTTTACTTACGACACCGTCCAGATGAAAGCGCAGCAGATCCTAACGTTATTGCTGGCCTGGTAGCCCTTTCAAACACTATGTGGATGCAAGGGTTATATAAAGCTAGCACCTGTCTACAAGTCGAAGTTGAAGAGAGATTAGGAAAAACTCTTCCTCTTGTTTCTTGTAGATCTGGTTCGTTAGGGTGGCATACTCGCACTGATAGTTCTACGGCACACAAGTGGTGTCGCCGAACCCAGCAGCTCTTGGTAAGAGCTCCTCGGTTGTCTGGAGTTAAACGCCCAGATAGGATCAGTGGCTATGCCGCACTCCTCAAGTACTTTGCCACATCCGACAGGAGTGGTGAGGGTCCACCAGTCTTAGCAAACTGGTGGGATAATATATTCCCCCCAAAGGGGGAGGATATCGATCACTTGGAGAGTACGCCGATGCGATATAAGAGTCGCATCAGCTTGCGCTGGGTGCCTGTTCGTCCTCACGGACTTACAGGATAATCCTTGTCAGCTTAGATGCTGATACAAGGCAGAGACGGCACAATGTTTGGG